CATCAACAACAAAAGATTGATAAAGAATTAACATATTCTGTTCCTTCTTTTAAATTTGGTGACCCTCCGTTGATTATAAAAAATATGGCAATGATCCGACAGGGGCTCGTTGCAATACCAGTAGGTAGACAAGATTTAATACCTGCGGATCACGAAGTATCAGATAAACGAATACTAAAACCAGTAGAGTTCCCTGAGTTTAATTTAGAATTACGACCTAGTCAGCAGTCTGTTTATGACGAGATTGGAGACGGTGGTATAATAAACGCTTGGGTAAGTTGGGGAAAGACTTTTACAGGTCTTGCAATAGCTGGCAAGCTAGGTCAAAAAACTTTAGTAGTTACCCATACTTTAGCTCTACGAAAACAATGGGAAGATGAAGTACAAAAAGTATTTGGATTTAAGGCTGGAATTATTGGTAGTGGAAAGTTTGAAACTGATAAGCCAGTCGTTATTGGGAATATACAAAGTTTATACAGAAAGATTCCACAGATTCGTCAGCTTTTTGGAACTATTATTCTTGACGAAATGCATCATTGTAGTGCACCAACTTTCTCAAGAATTATAGATAAAAATTGTGCTAGGTATAAGATAGGTCTTACAGGCACATTAGAAAGAAAAGATGGCAGACATGTAGTCTTTCGAGATTACTTTGGAAGTAATGTTTTAAAACCACCAAAGGAAAACTTTATGACCCCAAAAGTTCATATCTTACCAATGGACATACGATTCATGGACGGAAACTCTATCCCTTGGGCTAATCGAATAAATGAGTTAGCCTACAACCCAGAGTATCAACATTCTGTGGCTATGACTGCATCATCATATGCGGCCAAAGGTCATAAAGTGTTAGTGGTATCTGATAGAGTAGATTTCCTAAAGAACTGCGCGAAACTCACTGGTGATAACGCAGTTTGTGTGACGGGCGCAGTCCATCACGAAGCCAGAGCCGATATAATAAATCAGATTTTTGAGGATAAAGATGTTCTGTATGGGACACAAGCAATATTCTCTGAGGGTATTTCTTTAAATATTCTAAGCTGTTTGGTACTGGCAACACCAGTAAATAATGAGCCGTTACTTACACAGCTCATTGGAAGAATAATTAGGGACTACGAGGGCAAACAACAACCTATAGTAGTGGATATTAATTTAATTGGAAAGACTGCAAAGAGGCAGGCTAGTATGCGCACAGCCTACTATATTAAACAAGGGTACGAGATATCAACCCTGTAGCCACCTCCGAAAAATATGTCTTGACAATAGTTTCAAAATTTGTTATAATATATGATAAAATATAATTGGGAAAAGATATTTAGAGAAGCGAAAGGCGATAGTGTTTCAATTCTCACTATTATCCACCTCTTGACTTACAAGAGAATTCCAGCCAGTCGTAAAGACAAAACCTACAAGTATTTTGGGAAAAGTTTTCTCGGGGATAGCTTTCTGTTAAATCCGAGACAGTTATTGGCTGAGAGAAAGAATTATAGCAACAAAGAAGCTGCCGAGTATGTGGCAGTAGCTTCGTACCGTAATTATTTCAATTATAAACAGACAGGCAAGACAACACTAGAGTTGATACACTTACCTGTTGAGACAACGATAGTAAATCGCAACAGATTGCTTCGAATAGAGAATGGTCTAGTACACTTTCTATTTGAAGATAACGCTAATTGGAGAACATAATGGCATTAAAATTTAATCAAGCACAGGGGAGTGCAAAAAAATCCTCAATCGATCAGTATACTTACAAAGAAGGAGATAATATTTTCCGTCTAGTAGGAGATATACTACCAAGATATGTTTACTGGATTAAAGGCGAAAACGGCAAGAATATTCCTATGGAGTGTCTAGCTTTCGACAGAAATACAGAAACATTCAACAACAAAGAAAAGGACTATGTAAGAGAGTTTTTTCCTGACCTAAAATGTGGTTGGGCATACGCTATACAATGCATAGACCCCACTGATGGCAATGTAAAAGTTGTTAATCTAAAAAAGAAACTCATGGAGCAGATAATGGTTGCCGCTGAAGATTTAGGCGATCCTACCGACCCTGAAACAGGTTGGGACGTTCACTTCCAGAGAGTTAAAACTGGACCTATGGCTTTTAATGTAGAGTATAGGCTTCAAGCACTTAAGTGCAAACCAAGACCATTGACTGATGCAGAGAAGGAAGCAATTTCTGACTTGCGTTCTATGGACGATGTTCTTGCAAGACCAACCCCAGATGCTCAACTAGAGCTTCTACAGAGAGTGACTCAACCCGCTGATGGAGCAGAAGCACCTTCAGATGTAGATGATGAGTTCTCAATATCTTAGGAGATTACAATGATAGGAGTAGGAGAAAATTTTCCAGACTTTTCGATGGCTGCAATTGATGGTAAAGAAATCATTGATTGTGATGTGCTATTGGGAGAATGGACTGTGGTATATTTTTACCCAAAGGATTTTACTTTTATTTGTCCAACTGAAATCGCAGATATGGACTATATCGTCGGTGAGGCCGATGTTATAGGTATCAGCGGAGACAATGAATATTGTAAACTCGCATGGAAAGAGCAGAATGATTCTATAAGAAACATTAGGCACATTCTTGCAGCGGATTGTGGATTATATCTATCTAATGAGTTAGGTATAGTTGATCCCGAAAATGGAGTACCTTTCAGAGCAACTTATATAATTGACCCTGACGGAGTAATCCAACATGTATCAGTAAATGCATTAGATACAGGAAGAAATGCAAATGAAGTGTTAAGAACGCTACAGGCTTTGAAAGCTGGCGGTCTTACAGGGTGTTCATGGCAACCTGGAGACGAGTTCGTAGCATGATTTTATTTACAGCAGACTGGCACATAAAACTTGGGCAGAAGAATGTCCCTCTACCTTGGGCATGCAGTAGGTACAAAATGTTCTTTGAAGCTATATACGACTTAGAACAAGAAGCCTCCATGCATATTATTGGCGGAGATTTATTTGACAGAGTTCCTTCTATGGACGAACTTACTTTATATTTTGATTTTATCAAAGAGATAAGTATACCAACAATAATATTTGATGGTAACCATGAGGCAACTAAGAAGAATAAAACTTTTTTCTCTAATCTAAAGAGAGCCACTTCTGATGTAAATTCACTTGTCGAGATTGTAGACTATACTAGAGAGCATAGTTGGGGAACAATACTTCCCTATGCAGAATTGCATAAAAAAGGTTCTATAGAAAAGTGCAATCCTGACAAGCCTTTATACACACATGTACGGGGTGAGATACCTCCTCATGTGACTCCTGAGGTTGACCTTGATAGATTCAATCCTTTTCCTGTAGTTTTTGCAGGTGACTTACATAGCCACTCCAATACGCAGAGAAACATTGTTTATCCAGGCTCTCCTATGACTACTTCTTTTCACAGAGATTTAGTCAAAACAGGATATCTTTTAATTGATGAAGATAATGATAGTGCATGGGAGTGGGGCGAGTTTATGTTACCGCAACTTCTCCGAAAGACTGTTGATAATGAAAACGATATGCAACCAACCATGTTTCATCATACTATTTATGAGATTGAAGGAGATGTAGCTGATTTAGCAAATGTTAAAAACTCTGAGCTTCTCGACAAGAAAGTAGTCAAGAGAAGCTCAGAGGCTACTCTTAACCTCAAGAATCTAACTATAGAGGAAGAACTGGTAGAGTACATGAGTGCTATACTTAATTTAACAGATGACAAAGTAAAACAAATAATGGGGGTGTTTAATGATTACTCTAAAGACGCTCAGCTGGGATAATTGTTTTAGTTATGGTAAAGACAACACTCTTAACCTTAATGATTCTAACCTTACCCAACTCGTTGGGACAAATGGACAAGGCAAGTCTTCCATTCCACTTATTATCGAAGAAGTATTATTTAATAAGAACTCAAAGGGTATTAAAAAACAAGAAATCCAAAACAGATTTATAAATCAAGGTTATTGGATAAACATAACATTCTCAGTAGACGAAGATGAGTACGAGATTGATGTAACTCGTAAAGCAAGTATAAAGTGTAAACTCTATAAAAATGGTGATGATATTTCTAGCCACACAGCTACTAATACATACAAAACAGTCCAAGAAATACTTGGTTTAGATTTTAAAACTTTTACACAACTCGTGTATCAGAACACGAATACATCATTACAATTTCTAACTGCGACAGATACAAACAGAAAAAAGTTTCTAATTGATCTTAAAAAGCTAGAAGAATATGTAGAATTCTTTAAAATATTCAAGGAA